CGGCTGGACTGCTTGCCCAATACGACTGGCAAGTCATCAAAGCAACAGAGGTTGAGTCTTACTCTGTGCCGTCAACGGTTACAAATTACAGGGCTGCGGTTCGCACCGCCAGCAACAGCATCGGAACAGCTATTACCAATGCAAGTGACCTTGCTGCGTTTATGGCGTTGTACGATACGCCTGTCGATTCAGATGGTAAGCAAACAGGAGACCCTGCACCCATTAATGACTGGCCGGATGCAATATAATGGATTTAGTGCATATAATAGATGGCTTGATCGGTGTGTTGGTTCTTGGCTTTGGTTATTGGGCAAGCACTCTTAGTGGTGAAGTTAAACGTATAGAGATATTGTTAAATAGGACTAGAGAAGACTATGCTAGTCGTAGTGAAGTATCTGATCAAATCACTAGACTTAGTGAGGCAATGGTAAGATTGGAATCAAAATTAGATCGTGTTTTAGAAAAGAAATAACTAATGGTTGTTGCTGAAATTTTAACAGGTATTAGTTTAGTCAAAGCGTCAGTTGACTTTATTAAGAGCAACATCTCGACGTGTCAGGATATTGGGCAGATAGCTGGACAGATAGATGATCTGTTTAGAGGTGAGAAAGAAACACAAGCCTTACGAAATAAAAAGTCTGGTGGCGCTAGATTAGGAGATCAATTTGGTGTTGAAAGTGTGGCGATGGAAACTATCAATGCCAAACTTGCCGCTGAACAATTATATGAAGTTTCTGTGCTTGTAGATATGAGGTTTGGACATGGTACTTGGTCAGGCATCGTAGCGGAAAGAGCAAAGCGTATACAAGAAGCCAAAGAAGCAGCAGCCAAAGCTAGAAAAATGGAGAGACTAAGACAACAAGAATTGATGGATAACTTTAAAATTGGAGTTGCTGTGTTTTTTCTAATAGCTGTAGTAATAGGTTTGTTTATGTTCTTAATGTTTAGTGTAGCAATAGCAACGGTTATGTTTGATGCAAAAGAAATTACAAAAACAATCTAAATTTGCAGAGTACGATGAAGATGGTGATGGCGTTGTTAGTGACGCTGAACTTATGCACGTCAAAGAAATAAAAACAACGGAAGATAACCTACGTAAACATTTGGCGCAACTTAGGATGGCTCGTTATACTTTAATATCAATGGGGGTTTTTACTTTGTCTATGTTCTTCATACCTTTAGATAGAGTTACAGCTTTGTCAGATATATCTAATTTATTTTATATTAGCGGCGCTGGTATTGTTGGAGCTTATATGGGTACAACAGCATGGATGAATAAAAAGTAAAAGGAGTGATTAGTTATGCTTTCTAACAAAAACAAAAGAAAAGTAAAAAAAGTTGTTAAAGGGCTTAATAAAGCCTCTAAATTACATGCAAGTCAGGCTAAAACTCTTAAAAGCATGATAAAACGTAAAAAGACAAGGTAATGTGGCAAGCTCTTGTTACAGCTTGTTTCTTAGCAAACATGGAACAGTGTGTAGTATTAGAAGGACAGCAGTGGTTTGAAACTGAGGCTAGATGCAAAGCAAGGGCATTTGAAATGGCAAGTGATGTTAGTAGGTATATGAAATCACATAAGCCTGTTAAATATAGATGCCGTAAGTTGGCAGGGGGTATGTTGACTCAATGATTGAAACTTTTGTCCTTGTTATAACTATGTGGGGAAATACTGGTACAGAATGGCAGTATATAGGCAATCAAATTGTCCTACAGCAAGCAATGACAGAAGAACAATGCGAATACCTTATTGATGAGGATATGTGGAAGGCTAGTTATAAAAACGAATTTTACAGTTTAAAAGCTCACTGTCTGCCATCAGACTGTTCAGGAAAGGCAAACTGCAAATGATACAAGCACTTATAGGCCCGATAGCCAACTTAGCTGGGTCGTGGATGGAATCAAAAGTTGAGCAAACCAAAGCCAAGGGTGCCGTAGCTAAAGCTCGCGCAGAAGCAGAAGCGCAGGTTATGGTAACAGCAGCCACACACGAAGCTGGCTGGGAAAAAATTATGGCGCAGTCTTCTGATAATAGTTGGAAGGACGAGGCGTGGACGATTCTTTTTATCATTATAATTGCTATGTGTTTTATTCCGTTTACTCAACCATATGTTGAGCGTGGGTTTGAGGCTCTTTCCCGTACACCAGAGTGGTTCCAATGGGCGATGTACGCTTCAATAGGCGCAAGTTTTGGTATACGGGGCTTAAAAGGATTTAAGAAATGAACAAAGATAAGTTACGCGAAGAAATAGCCGAAGATGAGGGCTGCAAATATGAGGTGTATTTAGATCATTTAGCACTAGCAACTTGTGGTGTGGGTCACCTCATAACAGAGCATGACGAAGAATACGGCAAACCCGTAGGCACAGTTGTAGAGCAGGAGCGCGTTCGTCAATTGTTTGCATTAGACATTGCAGTGACCGTAGATGAGTGCAAAGTCCTATACTCAGACTTTGATGACTTTGACGAAGAGCTGCAACATATATTATGCAACATGATGTTTAATATGGGTCGGCCTCGACTATCAAAATTTGTTGGTATGAAAGCTGGAGTTGATGCTGGTGATTGGAACGAAGCTGCAGACCAAATGGTAGATTCGCGTTGGTATACACAGGTGCCAAATCGTGCTAGAAGGTTAGTAGACAGGATGAGAGCTTTAGCGGAGGACTAAATAATGCCGTTACAAAAAATAGCTTTAAAACCCGGTATTAACCGTGAGGGAACTCGTTATACTACTGAGGGTGGATATTATGACGGAGACAAAATAAGGTTTAGACAAGGCACACCAGAAAAAATAGGTGGTTGGCAACAAATATCAACAGCTACTTTTGAAGGAGTTGCTAGATCCTTGCACAATTGGGTTACTTTAGGTAGTCAAAACCTAATAGGGATAGGCACGCACCTTAAGTTCTATATAGAAAACGTAGGTAACTACAACGACATTACACCTTTACGCAGCACTGTGTCTTTGACCAACCCGTTTACTACAGTTTCTGGCTCTGCCGTTGTAACTGTAACCGATGCAAATGGTGGGTATAAAAACGGAGATTATGTTACATTTAGTAACGCTACCGCAGTAGGCGGACTTACTATAGATGGTGAGTTTGTAGTTAGTTTAACTTCTATCTCTGCTGCAAATACCTACACTATAACTGCTGCATCTAACGCTACTTCCAGTGCAACTGGTGGAGGCACAGTTTCTGCCGCGTATCAAATTAATGTAGGTAATCCTTTTGCAATTCCGATTACCGGTTGGGGTGCTGGATCATGGGGGCAAGGCGCTTGGGGTGTGGGAGTATCCTCCACTACAGAAATACGATTTTGGTCGCAGTCAAATTTTGGTGAAGATCTCATTCTTGGGCATAGGGGTGGAGATATATATTATTGGGATGCTGATAATGGAGTTCAAACGCGAGCAGTTCTATTATCTAGCCGTAGCGGTGCTTCCGATGTACCTACAGTGCAAAATCTTATACTAGTGTCTGATATTAATCGTTTTGTGTTTTGTTTCGGTACTAACGAACTAGGTAGTTCCACGCTAGATCCAACATTACTTAGATGGTCAGACCAAGAAAACGCTACAAATTGGACTCCATCAGCTACAAATCAAGCTGGTAGTTTACGTCTATCAAGAGGCACAAAAATTGTAGCCGCTTCTCAATCACGNCAAGAAGTTCTTGTTTGGACAGATTCATCANTATATTCGTTACAGTATGTGGGCGCCCCTGCTGTGTGGTCTGCGTCTGTTGTTGGAGAAAANATATCTATCTCGTCTCAAAATGCTGTGGCNTATGCAAATGGTATTGCTTATTGGATGGGNAAAGATAAATTTTATAAATATGATGGACGCACAGCACCATTAAAATGCGATGTTCGTAAATATATATTTAACGATTTNAACACATCACAATACTCGCAAGTTTTTTCAGGTACAAATGAATCATTCCATGAGGCATGGTGGTTTTACTGTTCGTCTACCGCAACAAATATAGATAAATATGTAATATATAATTACTTAGAAGACATATGGTATTATGGAACTCTAGCTAGAACCGCATGGCTTGATTCTGGGTTACGTGATAGCCCGTTAGCAGCTACTTATACTTTAAATTTAGTAGATCACGAGAGTGGTATAGATGATAACGAAACTGGTACTACGGCTGCTATAACTGCGTTTGTAGAATCTTCTGACTTTGATCTAGATGACGGGCATAAATTTATGCACATAAATAGAATTATTCCTGATATAACTTTTGATGGGTCTACAGCTACTAATCCTGTAGTAACTATGACATTGAATCCTATGACTAATTCTGGTTCTGGACGGCACTCTCCCGCGTCAGTTGGTGGAGTAGCTAATGCCACTGTAACTCGTACAGCTACATCTCCTGTAGAGGTGTTTACAGATCAAATAAACATCAGAGTGCGGGGTAGACAGCTATCCATGAAGTTAGAGTCTTCTGCAGAAGGAGTTACTTGGCAATTAGGATCGCCAAGACTCGATATGCGACCAGATGGGAGGCGTTAATGGCGGTTGATAATTCAAATTATGGGGTAGCTTTTCGCGCTCCAGCATTACCGTATGCACCTGAAGAATATAATCAACAGCAATTTGAACAGTTTAACAACGTGCTTCGTTTGTATTTTAAACAGCTAGACACAGCAATACGTAACGCTACCGTGTCTGATAGAGCTGAAGCAGTAGGGTGGTTTTTAAGCTAATGCCAAACGTATATGTAAATGCAAAAAAAGATCTTACCACTACTAGTGCTACCACGTTGTATACTGCGCCCGCACTTACTACAGGTGTAATAAAATCTATACTCGTGTCTGAAGATTCTGGAAATGCAGATACAATAACCGTGACCATAACTGATGCAGAATCCTCTCCTGCTACATTTAGTATGTTTAAAACTAAAGCTGTTAGTGCAAATAATACAGTAGAACTATTGACAGCTCCTCTTGTGATACAAACTGGTGAAATAATAAAAGTTACTGCAGCCACTGCAAACCGACTACATGTAGTAGCTAGTGTGTTGGAGATTAGTTAATGCAAGTTGTTGATAGTAATAAAGAAGAGTTGGATATTCCGACTATAATAACTATGTCAGCAGAAGAGTTAAGAAAAGACTTGTCAATGGAGCAAGCGTTACTAGCTATTGTAGAAGAAACAAGTTTACCAGAAGCAGATGTAACACAGATAGGTAACACTGTATTTATAGGTCACACAGGGAAGGGTAAAAATAAAAGTAAGATGGTAGGGCGTCCGTTAAATGTAGATACAGCTAGAAATTATATACGTAATGTTTTGCAGTATTTTAGTTATTTACAGGAAAAAGGCATCACTCATTACCATGCTGCTTTTGAAGGAGATGCTTTAGTCCCTGCAATAAAAATGATGCAAAAAAGACTGACTAAAACCGACACTCAGATGGGGCTTGGTCAATATGAAGGTGAAGATAATGATTATGTTGTTTTTGTTAAAATAGGTGAAGATTCGTTGCAGGGTATAACTTAATATGAGTTTTATCTATAAACCAGTCCGAAAAGCAGTAAAGAGCGTAAGTAAAGTTGTTACTAAACCTATTAAATGGATTGGTGACGCTATAACTGATGTAGGTGACTGGGTTGTCGATGAGATAATTGATCCAGTAGTTACCACTATTACTGATGTTGTAGATGCTGTTTTAGATGACCCTATACGAGCTATTGCGTATACTGCCGCTGCCATGTCTGGTCAGTGGTGGGCGTTACCCTTGGTGTCGGGCGCAGATACAGCAATACAAGGAGGGGATATTGGTGACATCCTTGAGGCTTCTGCTAAAGCATATATAGCAGGTCAAGTAGGGGCTGGCGCGACTAAAGTTGGAGGGCAGTACGCAGGGCAAGCGGCAACAGCGGCAGGAGCTTCAACTACAGCAGCAGCAACCGCTGCACAAATTGTCGGTGCTGGCACAGGTGCTGCAGCAAGTGCCGCAATAAGTGGAGGAGACCCTGTTAAAGCTTTCGTTACGGGTGGTATACAGGCAGGGGTACAAGCAGGACTTGGCTATATTGATGCGGAAATATCTGGAGATACAAGCACTGGAGCTGCAGTAGGAGATCCCGGCGGTGTTGGAGACCCCGGTCCTGTAGTAGCAACAAAAAGTTTCCTAGAACAAAATCCTGTAATAGCAAATATAGTAAGTGATAGTCTAACTGCGGCTCTTAGTGGGCAAGACGTAACTGGCGCCACTATTATGAATGCGGTAGTTAGAGCTAAAGTTACTACAGAGACCGTAAAAGGTTTTATAGACGCGGATGGATCGTTAACAGATGGGCAAATTGCTTTAATTACATCGTCAATACAAAACGTATCCAATGCGACATTCTCTGGAGCTGATGCCTCAGATACTTTATACAAAACTTTACAAGATTACGGAACGCAAGAACTTAACAAGGTAATTGACAAAAATGTAAAGAATACTATCGACAAAGTTACTGGCGATTATCAAAAACTAGAAGGTAAAGCAGAAGAAATTACTTCTGTGGAAAGCCGGTACAAAGGTAATGCTGATAAGTACAACAATTACGTAAACTCTCTACAATCTAGAATAGATACCCGCAACCAAATTAAGATTCAAGTAGACGCTGCTCGTGAACGCATGAAAGCAGCTAGTGGGCAACCAGATTCTGTGTATAGACCTTTGGTTGATAACTATAATGCGTTAGTGCAGCACTATAATTCTAGAGTTGCAGCCGCTGACCAATATTATAGTTATTTCTTTACTGGTAACGGTGAAGCAGCAACGCTCAAAACAAGTCTAGACTCTGACTACTCGACTATACAGACGCTTACTGATGAGTATCAAACATTTAAAAACACACTTGTTTCTAGTGCCGATCAACTAGACGATGTAATGGTCAAAGTCGGCAACGCCACGCAAGAAGCATACGTGCGGGCAATGACTGATGATGGGTTTAACGCTAAAGAATATAAAGAAATCAATGATCTTGGCGATATAAGTGATGATGAGGCACGTTTTCATTGGCTTACCGAAGGCAAAGATAAAAAGTTAAACGTTAATAAAGTTAATTACGATAAAGAAGCAGCCGCAAAAGAACAAAGTCTATTTATGCAGTTGGTCAAAGAAACCGGAGTGCCAGTAACCTCGTTAACTCAAGATCAAATAAAAGAAATACAACAAAAAATAAAAGCCACTGAAACCGTACAGACGTACATAAGTGACTCGCTTAAAGGTAAATTTAATGAAGATGATTTTGTTGTTGAAGGAACTATTGATGACTTTGAAGTGTTTGAAGACATTAAAGAAGAACTCAGTGCTTATACTGGAGATCCCGGTCTAGCTCCTGAAGATTATGTGCTTAATGAAGGCGTAACAGATGTTGATATAGGCACCGGACGTGCTGTGCTGCAGCCAAATGAAAACGCAGAGCTTGTGTGGACTATACCCGAACTAGATGTGTCCAAGTGGGATAATGACACAGGCACAACAACACCATCTAATATAGCTACCACTGAAGGTGGAACACTAGAGCAAGTAGCAAAAACTAATGCTGGCGCCTTTGTAAATATTATGGAGCGTGTGAGTGATGATGACGCGGCTATGATTGCTTCTACTAATCCGCAATTTGGGCTAGCTCACGACGTTGTTAAACAAGTAAAAACTTTTGTTGATAGTAAATCTGAAGGGGGCGCAGAAGGTAGAGAACAACGTGCAAAAGACATGCTTTCGGGTACTCTTACAACTGACGTAGCTGGCACTCTACTTGAAGAAGCTGGATCGTCTATAGCTAGAGCTTGGGGCGGCACGTTGGCTCTTATAAATCAAGGATCAAAATATACATCAGTAGGCGCTGCGCTCAATCCTGAATTACAAAAAGCGTACGACGACCAAACAACGAACATAGTTAATACGACTAATACTGCCGCTGAGTGGATATCAGGTGTGGGAAAAAACCTTCAATCAGATGATTGGAAGAAAAATGCTCAAGAAGTATCAGAACAACTTAACAGAGCAAACTCAGTAGAAGTAGAAGACGAAAAAGGTAATCTTGTCTGGGTTCCCAAAACTAATGAAGATGGCTCTGAACGTAGCATCGCAGGTAAAATTTGGGATAGTACAAGCAATTTCTTTGGCACTTTAAAAGATAATCCTACTCAAGTTTTAACTAGATATGTAGGATCAGAAATTGTTGAAAATATAGCAGGGCTTGGTGCCGGTAGTGTAGCTGGAAAATACACAAAAGTAAAAGCTCTTGCTGATGGCGCATTAGATGATGCGGCTGAGTTACTAGCTACAAAAGCTAATCTTGCTACACAGGTAGTAATGGACGGAGTAGAGATAGCTGGCAACGTATTTACGGAAACATATAACGAGATATATGGAAAAGCTCTAGAGATGGGGCAAAATGAAGAAGATGCGGCAGCTTACGCAAGAGATGTAGCAACAAATACTTCAGTACCTACATTACTGGTACATGGGCTTACCAACAAATTTTTAGGTGGATCTAGTTTAGAAGAAGTAACATCCGACATGGTTAGTATTGCGGGTAAAAAAACTGATGCTATTTCTGAATGGACAAGTAGGCTTTATAAAAGCACGAAGGCAATAGGTGCGGAAGCTTTACAAGAAGGGTTAGAAAGCACCACTGCAAGCCTTGCTAAAATATGGGGAACTCCAGTATCGCAGAGAGGCATGCTTGATTTAGATCCATACCACTACGAAAAACAAGGCACTAGTGCTTCTGCTGAAGTTATTAATAGTGCGGTTATTGAAGCTGCGGTAGGAGCTAAATCTTCTGCGGTAACTGCTGTTTTTACTGGAGATCCGGGCGAAACAAGCTATCAACCGGACTACATCAACCAGTTATACAGGTCTACTAGTCAAGGTGGTATGACTCTAGAACAAGCAAAAGAAGCGTATAGCTCTCAATATGGCGCCCCTGCAGAACTTAATAGCCCACAAGCTAATGCTCTTATAAAGTTCAACCCTCAAGTAAGTAATATTATTTACACTGCAGGAGATGCAGAACAGGCAGCTCAACAACTAGAAAACCTTGGTCTTAATGACAACGTACTAAAAACCGACGTGCTTAATACTAAATTTGATTCTGTTG